CAACCACACCAATAACAGCACCACTAGTAGTATTAGCTGACACGATACTAGCTCGAACATATCGTTTCTTTCCTACATAACCAACATCTTTGGACAAGTTGTCGTCAGTGTCCGCAGTGAATGATGGCAATCCACCAATAAGGTCTGTAGATGCAACAGTAGCTGCGTCAGACAAGGCAGAATCATCACCATGCTCGACAACAAGGGTGTAATCACCGTCACTTACTGTTCCAGTAACCAAGCTGAAAACCAATGATGCGAACCCAGCTGAATCAATAATATTACCAACAGTCGTGGTGTTTGTAGCAATAGAACCAAAGTTTAAACCTACCTCGGTTGAAATTGAACTCTTTAAATCATAATCCATTTTTTAATTCTCCTAGATTACCCCACGATCAAACGTGGGGCATAACAATAATTCTATTAAGCTTTGATTTTTAACAATGCGAAGGCTTCTGGCAATACAACTTTACCAGTTAGGTATCGGAACCAAGTGTATTCAATAACACGTTGCTTCTTTAATCGGTAAGGGTCTTGAACAAGTTCTAGGTCTACACTGTCAAGAATATTGTATCCTGAGAAAAAGTCACCAAAACCAACAACAATATCGCCAGCAGTTTGGCCAGTTAGTCCGGTTAGCTTGTCCATATCTTGCATGATGACATAAGGAAACTCATTGATAGTGTTAGGGGCATCACCCATACCAGCTTTCCACAAATAACCATTGTTAGTCCCTTCACGCTCAGTTTTTAAGTATGCCAATGTTTCACGGCTTAAAAAATAAACTGGATTATAAGCATCACTTACTTTAGCCGAAAGCAAAACAACGTCATCAAATGTAATCTCACCAGCTGTAGCAGTATCAAACGAGGGAACGGAAGAATTTACCAAAACACCCTCTGGGGCTTTAACGCCTGTACCTTTTAAAAAGTTTCGCCCTTCAGCTTGTGCAAATGCTAGTACAGCATCACGTTGAATTTCATTAGCCATATCAAAACCAGCAAAATTAAGCTGATCTCGTGTAACAGGGGTAGTTACTTGCAAGGCGTGAGCTGTCAACGCTTCTGACCCGTATGCAGATTGGCTGTCCCCACCTTCCTCAAGCTCACCTTCAAACAAAGCAGTTGGGATTCCAGTTCGAACTGGGACATTTAGAGTTTTAACGCCAGCCACAGATTGAACACGGGCTAAACGGCGAACATCCGAAATTTCCTCAACTTGTCGGGCAATTTCAGTTGACAAAACTTCAGGAACCAAGTACCCACCGTTTGCACCAACATCTGTTCGTAATGTTTTTTGCTCAGATTCGGACAAAGCAGCTACATCCCAAGATTTGACCAAGGAATTAAAAGCCTTATATTCGGCAGACTCTTTGTAGTTTTTTGGGGCTTCAACAGATTTCTGAGAAATAGCCAACTCCAAAGTTTCTAAACGCTCTTGTGCTGCTTTCAACTCGTTAGCTGATTCAACAGACTTTAACGTCAGCTCTTTATTCTTTTCTTCATAAGCATCAATATCTTTTTGAATTGCTTCAATTTTAGATTTTTGCTCACCAGTAGCACCTTCAATACTTTTCAACCCTTCTAATACTGCACCTAACTCAGCATTAGCTCCTTGTTCGGTAGTTTTTACTTCTACACTCATTTTTTTACACTCCTGTAATTATCTAATAAAACAATAAATAAATTGATTATGCTCTATTCATTGCGATAGATAACTCATTTCGAGTGTTGACAAATCTATGATATTTAATATATCACAGTTTTGCTTGTATATTTTGTAAACTCGATTTTATTTCTGACAACAAAGCCTCAGCTGCTTTCTTTTCAGCATCAATAATTTTGTCGGCAATATCTTTTTTGTCTTGAATTTTTTTAACACAGGCTAAAAACGCAGTTGCTTCTTGGTTGCTTAATCCGTAGGCTTTTAAAAAGTCAGATGCATCCTTGATATGCCCAAATTGTTCAAACTGTTGAACCATGTTTTTTTGCAAGGGGCTATCAACGCCATCAATCTTGTCATAATATTTATTAATTGACTCCACAGCCATGCTAATGTCATCAATACCATCCACTGACTTACGCCCTTTAATTGCTGCACTAGCTAAAAACAACGCTTTAGGGATTATTTGTAACTCACCGTCAACAACATCAGCAATCTGGTACGCCCCTTCTTGTTTTTTCTCGTCATAGAATAAGAACGCTGTTTTTTGTTGGTCTACTGGCAATTCTTTTTGGACACGTTCCAATGCTTCAGACGGTACCCAGGCATATTCTTTTTCATAAATAGGCAAGTTGTCTTGAAATGGGGTAAATGCTTTACTTGTAATAGCTGCTTCTGGGTTCATGGGTATAGTAACCAATGATACCTCATACAAATCAACAGACTTAATCATTCGAACATTAGCCCCGTTGTATTTTTCATAATCAGCATCTTTAATTGAAAAACCAATAGACATATCATTGATAGACCCTATTTTCATTTGGGGGATAATACGATCAGAAACAAATTTATCATCCCTTGGCATCTTCCCTTTAACGTAAAGTCCTTTCTCGTCCTCATACGCATCAACAAATACACCTATAGGCATATCCATTTTATGTTGCCACAACAACTTAGGCATTTGCCCCTTTAAGCTTTCAACAAAAGCCCCTTTTACGACAACATCATTCCCACGGTCGATATTCCCAAATGTTGATCCGTACCCTTCAAAATAAAAATAATCGGGGTCATCATTGTTAAACTCTTTTATTTCAAACGACAGATTTTTATATTCTAAGTTTTTATTTTCCATTTTCACTCCATTATACACCATATAGACTACTACACCGACAATTTATAATATTTCCAAGCGATGCCCCCATGCTTGTATCGCTGGGATACATCAAATATTCACCATTGACAATATACGGATCATTCATATTTTGCGTTTGCCCATCAGCCATTGCATGCCCCCCTCGTGTTCGATCATCTAAGATAGCCGCCCATTCTTTCTTGACATCAGGATTCCCAGTAACAACGCCATCATTAATACTGCTAGGGTCAACGTCCCCATTCCTAGATATTACCGCTGCTTCAATATTTTTAGAACGTTCAGCCATAAACTGGGTTTCTGTTAATGCTATCATGGCATACCTTGACTTAAAAGCTTTATCCAAGCCTTTATTTATTTCATCACGAACCTTAGTTCCAGATTCCTTGGCCTTTTTTGTTGCTTTGGCAGCAGTATCTTTAATGTTATCATTTGTGGTTTCTATTAATTGCAATGCCCTTCGCTGAATAATGCTTTCAACAAACGCCAACGCAATTAATACAGACGTAGCCTTAATCTTTTCGTCTTCCTCCTCTTGCTCCTGTTTATACTCAATTCCTTTAGCTTCTAAACTTTTTCTATACGAATACTTGCCCTCATTGATAAAATTGCGTATAACACGCTTATAGTGCCTTTCAAGCAGCGTTTCTGTTTGTTTTTGATATATATCTGCGTTAATTAACAGCCCAGTAGCAGTATAGAACGATACCACATCTGTTTTGATCTCGTTAAAATACGACACTAGATCACGGTTTAATGTTTTTTCTAGTGCAAGTTTAAGCGTTAAGTTTCGCTTTGCTCTTTTATTTTTTTCCGATGTAGTCATTCCATAAATTGTTTAGGTAGTCTTCCGAATATTCACCACTTAAAGACTTTATTTGATCTACCCATTGGCTTTTTGCGCCTTGGTCTTGGTAGGGGTCTTGGCTGATTGGTATTTCTGACATAGGTCGGTACACCTCATCCCCATGATCTGGCAATGGCTGGTACCCTAATCTACTTCTCATTTCGTTTACAGTAAGGACGTTTGCTAGTTTAAGCATACGGACTTCCTCGGCTTCTCTTAGTTTCATTGCAGAAACTTTTGAAGCGTCACATACAATTCGGTGTTCTTTTTTTAAAAGCCCTCTGCTTATAAACGATTCGGATATTCCGTCAAAAATTGCGTTAAATGTTGGGAATACTGCGTTTTCGTACAAAGCATATAGGGCTGTTTGGTAGTTATTGTAAGTTTGTGAGCCTGAGTTTACCAACGGCTCTGGGATATCGTATCGTTGATAAATTGCCATTTTAGATTGCTCTTTATTCTCGTTGGCCTGCATATCCCTATTACTTCGATTGCTATGCATGTGAAAGGCCACGTCCTTAGAGTTTATCGCCATCATGCGCCCCTCATTTTGTGCGCCTGCATAGTAATTACTTAAATCCTTTTTAAACATTTCAAATTCTGCTGTATTATTAAAGTGCGTTTGAATAATACCAGCCCCAGAATACCCTCTATCCAAATAAGCAGCGACTTGTAATAGGGATTTTTCAACAATTTGAGCATCTTGGGCTAGGGCTATTAGCTTTGACGTTGCTTTTGTTTCATTTTGCCCTAAATAACCCTTTATGTGAATTAATTCCCCTAATCCGTTAGCCCCAACAATTCGCCCATCGTTTTCATTGTGTCTTTGTAAATACATGCCATTGATTGATGAATAAAACCCTGTGTTATTTACTGTGTAATTCCGAACCCCCTCTGTCTCTGTGATTGTAACTGATCTATCACATACTGGCGTTATGTACTTGGATTTATAGTTTGTATTATTCGACAAATGGACGTAGGCGTTGTTGTATATCAAGAAATCTGTTGCTATTTGCATCATAAACTCTGCGTATCGTTGCACAGAGTTTGGTTTTCTTAATATTTCGTATATATCACCACCTTCATTCACAACAACTCCATTTCGATCAACAATAACTGGTTGCAATTGCGATACTTTTTCCGCAATCATATCAACGGCATGACCAATTGGGGCAACATTTTTATATAATGAATATCCATCCTGCCTGCCACCTTTTAAAAGATAAGAGAATATACTTTCATTGTTGCCGGTGGTTCGTGAAGTGGGGGCAGCTGATTTTTTAAATGGATTTAATTTTTTAATTGGGTCAGTAAAAAAAGACACGGTTTACTCTATAAAGATTTACTATATTCAAGGCTTAGGCTGCCATTCGTAGGATTATAGCCAGCAACCACGTTTTTAAAGCCAACTTTAATCTTGTTGCCTTCATATTTTACGACAACGTCCTTCAATTCCCCCTTGCTAATTGAGGTTACTGCATCAGCAGCGTATTTAATGGCTTTTGCATCAGCTTGCCCGTTTAGTTTAGCAACTTTATCAACTTGCTTGGCTAAATAGACAGCTATTGCGTCATCTTTAGTGGTTTTGGTCATTTTTGAAAATAACTCTAGCGCAACAAGGGCTTTTTTGGTGTATGCAATCCCCATATTTCTATTTTCTTTAACAACCAACCATAAAATCAATGCTTTAAGCCACAAAAAGATAGTTTTCATTCTTTTCACTCCTGTTATATTTTAATAACAACAGTGTAACATTTTAAAACCGTTTATTTTTGCTTTTTACAATATGTTACATGAACATTTTTTGCTAACAGGCTCTTTATGAACCATCCAAATTGGAGGAATTGGGTTTGAGTTACTTTGAGACACCGTCATTTCAACAATATTTTTATAATCGCTTATAATTTGCCTTACCCAGTCACTTTCTTCTTTTGAAAGGTTTTTATTGTTAATAAAAGCATTTTCAATGCGCTCGGATGCGCTAGTTTCGTACGGCATCATATCAAGCCAATCATGCCAATATAGCTTTGCGTGATTTAAAAGTTCAATTAATATATTTGGGTTTAAAATTAATTCTTTTTCAAAACGTAATGCATTGCCCCAATTGGAGCGAATGCTGTCAGCAGCATTGCAAACGCATTTTTTTAATCTTTCATCGACATAGATAATCCGATTGTTTACCTTTACAGGAACAAATCTTGTTCGTGTACTTGATGCAGATGAAACTGTTGAGCGTGGTGTTTGTGGCGGTGGTATTCTAGGTGATTCTGGTGGTGTATTTGGAATAATGTTGGGTAAAGAAAAATGGGGGGGCATATTTACATTATTGAGCAAGGATTGCAAGTTTTAGACGCATTTACAACAACTTTGTCAGAATTGTTGTCATAATCCGCATTTATTTCCAGGACACCCACCCCCAATTCCTCTGCTAGTAAATTTTTATATTGGTTTATAGCTTGCCTCACAAGATCCTTTTCTTCATCTGTTTCTAAATAATGATTTTCTATGAACAATTTTTCAATTTTTTCACAATAAGCTTTAAAAAACAATTCTGGATTATTTTTTTGTATTGAAAATTTAGTGTCATTAATCAACTCAATTAATACGCTCGGATTTAAAAGTAAGTCTTTTTTTATGATTCTTGCAAATTCTGGGCTTTTCCTCAAATCATTTAAAGCGGACTCAACCTTTTTAGCTAAATCAACAGGAAGTTCGAGCAATCTATTATTTATCATTACTTCACGTGTATTTATTTCAGATTTTGGAGTAGGTGGCAATTGTGGCTCTAACTCCGGCTCTATTTTGGCATTTATATCAGTTATGTTTAAATCTAGCACAAACCGATCCGCAATCGGCCTTCCCAAACCAGGACAGCTTGTTGAGCGTTGAAGTTGCTGGGTTGGTAGCTTTGGTGAATCAGCTGGCTTTGTTTCTGGTGATGATGGTGGGGTGAATGGCGCAAACCCAGGGCCTACAAGACCACCTCCCATTATTGTACCCCCTTGCTAAATATTGACAATGACTGGTCTACACAGCCTATATACATAGGGCTACTCCCAAATATCTGACTTAATTGAATTTTACTTAACAACTTTTCCGGCAAAGGAACATCAATAGGCTTTGGCGCAACAGCTTCTTTGAATGGAATAGCATGCACCGACTCTAAAAAGCTCACTCTTGCGCCTTTATCATACGTATACGGAAATTTTGGTGGATTATACCGTGGCTTTGGCTTCTGTTTCTCTTGCGCTTCTCGTTTGTACTGCTCTCTTAAACTTGTATACCTACCTATTCCTGGCTTTGTATTATTTGCTCTCATTTTTTTATATTACTCCTATTAAAAAACATCTAAAAACACATATAAAAATTATACCACCATATTTGACATTGTCAACAACAGTGTTAAATATTAATAAATTCCTGTATTTTTTTATTTTTTTCTAAAAACCACATTATAAAATGTAGTTCAAAATCCATATATATCTCCTATCTAAACAATCAAACTATACATACATATTACACCAGTAGTCAATTATTGTCAATAACAATATATGCTATGCTTCTGTATTCAAATATCTAGCGATTGTTCCAAAAGAGTTTTTCTTTTGCTACTTTCTTTTTTTCTTTTGAGTTATCCATCAAACTTAACTTGTCTATTTCAAATATCACTGTATGTGGTGCGTTATATTCACTCATGAAGCAGGTATATTTATTATCTAAGAACCATTGATCTAATTCTTTATAATCAAAATCTTTACCTTCAATATATTTTTTAGTATTCCTATAAGGGGGGTCTAAGTAAATTATAGTTTCATCGATAGGAGTGTTAATCTTGACATCTTTATACGATAAGTTAGATGTTGTAAATACAGGTTGAAGCCGTTCCAGTCGTTGCAGTTGTTGCAGTTGTTGCAGTCGTTCCAGTTGCCTATACTTTCTGTCTTTAGCTTGCCTACAAAAATCCAGCCTTCTTTCATTCCATGTTGGCAAATCACTTATTTTAATATCACCACCCAGTAAATCATTCAACTGTTTTAAAGATTCCTCACATTGAAACATTACTATGTTATGCCCTAAATTCTTTTGATGCTCTATATTCTGCCCAAATAAATAGTCTTTTTGATTATTGCCAAATGAATAACATATTCTAGCAAATTGCCCTTTTATACTATTCTCACCCTTTAACCCCATGAACTCATCTCTATCTATAAAATCATAGAAATCATCAGGGAACAATCCGTACTGCCCCCTTAATCCGTTTTTAAGCCTATCAAAAACATAATCTATAAACTCAACCAAACTTGTCTGTAACTCATTGTAATGCGTTATAAGCCCTATCTCCGATGCAGTAAATGACATTGAACCACCACCGCCAAACAAATCATAAAAATACCTAGCATTAGGCTTTACCTTCAACA